CTTCTGGCGACAAGGAAAAAGTCGAAAACAACCCACCACGATCAAAAAATCAGAAGAGATCACATACGGCACGTAATCGTCGTAATAAAATCCGCCGTGTTAAAATTGCTAAGTCAAAGAATAAACTACGGCAAGCCGAGAAATATCAAGCCAGGATTGAAAAGCAGGCTGCAGTTGTGGGCTCAGATGAATCAGACAAACCAACTGAACTAAAGTCTGTTGTGGCGCACATAAGAACTAACTTTCAAATCAAACTTAGGAGCATACCAGTTTCTTACGTTGCAGAAGTTTCATCACTTTACCCCAATATAAGGATAGTGTTTGGTGATGAACCTAGTAGTGTGTTTGAAACATTATTAGAAATTGGCGTTGTTCTCTTTAAGAAGCGATTTGCGAGGGATGGAATCATAGATTTGACTCACGGGGGCAGCCTTGATCTGTCTGAACGCCGATTGGCCGGCAAACGGGTTATTAGAGTAATACTGAACCATACAGTAGGATTGGATGCAGTCCGCAATTACTGGAGACTAATAAAACAGGCCAGGGTTGTGGCTAAGAGCCGTGATGACGTAGTTATCAACTCAATACCAGAGGGAGACAGACCCAATGTATTGTTTTGTGTTCCAACTATGACAAATCTGACAGATTTGGTCACCGGAGCTAATTCCGGTAAAGCTATTGCAATTTTTGGACAAACTTTTAGCACACCAGCTACTCCCTGGTGGCGAGGCAGGTCCGATGTAACTGGTTTCATGAAAACGAAACTCAATATCACATCGCATGCTGTTTCAAAAGTTAACACAATGGCTATTCTTGAGTTTGGTGGACGAGGGGCGCTGGTTAATAACGTCCAAAGAGCAGGGTGGTTGGCAGCCACCTTGTCCCCTACCACTTACGTTGATGAGTCAGGCAGTAGGATCGAAGGAGTGGCCGGGGTAGAACCACTCAAATCCGTAGTCGATAAGGTGGCCAATGTTGGTTATGGCCGTGCTAACGACGAATTAACTGATAAGTTGATGGCTAGGCACGCCGTTAAGCACATGGAAGACTCGGACCCTGTTAGTGACACCCTACACCAACAGGTAGTGTCAGCTCACCATTGGGCAAAGCGAATTTCTGTTTTGGCTAATTGGGAATGGGACTGGCATAGGGTAGTGACTTCCTGGCTAGAAGTG